TCTGTGCAATGAATACCTCGCTACCACTAGATAACTGCTGTTGGAGACGTTTATTGTCCTCAAACACCTGTTTTGCAAAGGTTTCCGCAGCTTGGCGCTCACGGATAGCTTCTTCTTTTGCTCGGCGCTCGTCGTGATACCCGCGAGTAAACTTCTTAATCCGCGCCTGTACTTTCTCGTCGTACGTAGCAAGTTCATCGTCAGTAACTTCTTCGGGTGGGGGCGCGGCCTTGCGGTTGCGGTCCTCCGGTGGCGTGTCGTTTTCAATCTCGATTACAAACTCACCATCTGCTTCTGTATCTACGGGTTTACCCTTAGCTTCAGCTTCTTTTTCGTCAGGAAACTTGAAGTCGTCTTGTCCAAATCTAGCCATTTCTTACTCCTTATGCAGCACGTGTAATTCCACGGGGGTCTTCAACTATTGCTTCAACCGAGTCATCATTGATGATTCGGAATTCGCGGCCATGAATTTTCAAGCGGGTACCGGAATTCGGTCGGCAGATAACAAAATCGCCTTCCGCGCACGATGGTCCGTTGGGGAAACGAGTTGCGTCTTTGTACGCATCAGGCCCAAGTTTCACCACAAATAGCACTGGGGTCAGCACTTCTTCGTAGTGCATAGTCTTCGAGTCCTTAATAATTCCCACAGAACTTTCCGCAAACTCCTCCATAGCCTCTGGGACTACGCAAAGAATGTGAAAGGTTTTGGGGTCAGGCAACTGCTTTGCTTTCTCTTCGTTACCCTTATTCAGGATACCGGAAAGGTCCACTGCAGCGATATTAAATTCACTCATCTTCGACTTTCTCCATACGTTGCACGAGGTCGTTTAGGATAGATTCTGCATGGGTCAGACCCCGGATGATCCCGCAGATGTGCCGGTATTCAGGGTAGTCCCCTGCTCTCCCAGCGGAAAGAAAACTCGCTTGCTCACTACGCAATTTGTCTATCTCTCGGGCAATGAACCCGAGCAAGCGATGTTGATCCATTATTTGACCCCCTCAGTAGGTTTTGGTTGCTGCATCCGCAGCCGTTGCTGCTGCTGGGCTAGCTGTGACCGGTGCTTGGCAACATCCACCCCCACGCGATCCCGTGCTGTAGCCGCTGTAGCTTCAATCTGCATCCGAGCAATCTCCTTTTGGGAGTCAATTCGAGCCTGCTCAATTGTTAACTGTGCTGCCTTGGCATGAGCTTCTGCGTTCTGTTTCTGCTCTTTAAGCTTCAGTTCCTGCTGTTTGATCTGCAGTTCCTGCTGTTGCATTTGTACAACAGGGTCTTGCTGCTGCTGCTGTGCGGCCTGCTGCTGAGCTTCCTGCTGGTTCTGTTGCAGTAGTTTTTGCGATGCCTGTGCTGCCAGCATTGCAATGCGGTCGGCAAGCTCTGGGTTAACCTCTTTGTTCTGGTCTTTGGTCGGCAGCGGCAGACCCATCTCCATCTCAATCTGCTTGCGGTACTCGAACGCAATGTGCTCGTTGATATGCGCCATAGCCGCCGCCATAATTGCCTGCGCCTGCGGATTCATCTGCATCAGTTGTTGAATCTTGGGGTCCTGCATTGCCGCTTGGTGCACTGCAATATGCGCTTGGTGGTTCTGCTCGATAAACGCCTTGACCGGTTTGCCCGTAAGAAGGTCTTGGTTCTCCTGCACGGGGTCTACGGGAACTGCGTCATCTTCCGTAGGTACAAGCTTTGCTGCGTTCTTAACCCCCAAAATCTCAATCATCTGGCGGTGCAGGAGAGGGAGGTCGTATAGCTGGGGTGCTGACTGGGCCAACTGCAAAACTGCCTGATACTGCACAACCTTCTGCGCCATCGTGGCGGCGTTGGGATCACTGACCGGGATAACATCCACCGCGTCATAGTCGGACTTCTTGATATCCCGACCTCCGCCCTCCGGCTCGTAGCTATATTCCTCTGGTGTGTAGTCAGCAATGATGACCTTCAGCAGTTTGAACTCCTGCTTCATCGCGTAGTGTAAGCGAGCCTGAACTGCAGACATGACCTTCAATGTGCGCTCAAGCAGGGCTAGAGTTGTACCCACTGGGGCGTTTGCGCTCATATCACTCACGTTTAGGTCGCCAGATGACGCGAACGCACGGCCTTCAGACACGATATTCTGAAACAGAGCAAACAGAACTTGGCTTGGCTCCTTGTAAGGCAGGGGGAGAATGTTGTCCCTGATACTGCCACTGGGCACATCCACATCCCTAAACTCGCCCGGAGCAATAGGCGTATCGTCACCTTTGATCCGCAAACCACGGGACTTGAGCCCACCCGGCAAGTTACTCAGCGTGCCCGCATCAACCAACTGGCGGATAAGCATGGTTGACGACTTGGCGTAGCCACCAATCAAGTGGATCAGACCGTAGCCATAAAACCCGAAGCCGGGAATGTACTGGTAATGTACAAAGTGCTGGCGTTTTAGGTGAAGCTTGTCCCCCTCGTACCAATTCCTACGCACGGATAATACGTTCGCAGTGCCCTTCTCAATAGTGACTACGTACGGCAACGCTATGCCTGTCATCTCACCATCTTTGTTCGTGTCCTCATACCCTTCAAGGTCCAAGTCAACGTGCATCTCCAGCAGACGGAACCGATTGTCCTGCGTGGCAGTCAAGCCCATTTCCTCGGCTTTCTGCTTCTCAATGTCGTCTAAGTCATTCGACGGCTCACCAAGGTCAACCTCTGAGTAGAACCCAGCGGCCATGAGCTTCTTTAACTCGTTCGGTGTTTTCCGCATCACGTGCGTAACCCGCTCGGCTGTCTCCAAACTAGACGCACCATACGGCACCACAATATCCTCAGCAGGGATAAACATAGCAACCTGCCGACCTTTGTTCGGGTCGTAGTACACCTTCTTGAACGCACTACCCGCGAGCGGCAACGACCACAACAGCTTCTCATGCTCTGGCCGATACTCAGCCATTACGTCGGTCAACTGATAATTCATATCGTCACGAACACGTGCCGCAGACTCCTCGGCCAACAAGTCAGTTGCCCCAATAATCTGAGTCTTCACCGGACCCATAGCCGGAAATGTCTCCATCATGGCTTCTGACTGGAACCTTACAACACTCTCGGTCAGCATCGGGTGAAATACACCGCAAGCACCTTGCCAAGGTTCTGTGCGCTCTTCGTACTTCAAGCCCAATAGCTTTAGCCCCTCCACGTATGTACGCATCCAGTCCTTGCGGTCCGCTAGGTCTTTATCGACCTCCGACACAAGCTCAGAACCCAGAGAAGCCAGAACTTTGTCGCTGATGTATTCAGCAAGATTGTCGTCAAAGCCCTCCTCGTTGTCCTCCCCCGGCTCCAAGTCAATCTCCAACCCATCCATGTCAATATGCACAGCCTCCGGGTCTTCGATCTCGATCTCAATGTCGGGCTGCAGTGACTCAAGCCCCTGAGGAGCCGCGTATAAACCTTTGTCCATTGCCATGATGTATCCTTTGTGTTCTTAAATTGTGTAGAACCGCTCTCGGCGGCTACCTTTAAACCATTTAATCTCGTCGGGCTCGTCTGAGGGTAGACGAAGAAAACCACCCTGTCGGAACCGCATTAGGGCTAATGTTGTTGCATCAACCAAGTCATCGTGCTCCCCGGAAGGAAACGAAGCAACTTCGTCAACTAGCTCCTCGGCCCAACGGGTGCGTGGAATCCACACCTTCCCAGACGCAATTATGTCTGATACAGCGTTTAAGCGGGCAATTTTGTCTTGGCCCTTACCCGGCGTGAACTCCTGCACAGGTATGCCCATCGCCCGAAGCTCGTAGATCAAGGGTGCACCGCTGGCCTTCTTTTCAATCAGCACCCCATCGGGCTAGTACTAGTTGTACTCCTTGAGCACATCCTTCTTCAAGTCAGGGTACTCAACCCGCTTCTTATATGTATTGAGCAGTATTATGTTTGGGGTTGAGTTGTCTTCGTCGTTTGTCCATACCCCCCATGTGGTCCCTGCAGAGTAATCTGCCCGCTGAGTTTTCTCAAACGCTGTGTCCCATGTCTGCAAAATGTAGTCACAGTGGGGTGGGTCATCTTTCTCCCACCACTTCCACCAATCGCGCTTGATAATTGCACTCTCATTACCTATGGGGTTCTGTTGGTACTGAGCCTGCCATTTGGAGTTCGGTAGCTCCTCTCGGAGGGCTTCAAGCTCGTCTAGCGCCCAAAACTCAGGCCAAAGGGAAGAACCGGACGGCAAAATAGCAGGGAACTCAATGACCTCCCACTCCTCGCCCGACCTCTGAGCAGCGGATTTCAGCACTTGCCCTGTCAAATCTCGGCTCGCCCATCGAGTCATCACGATAACAATAGCTCCACCCGGCTGCAAACGCTGTCTTGGCCCGGAGGTGTACCACTCGTACACCTTGTCGTAGATTTCTGGGTTACTCGCGGCCATCGCAGCCTCTTGCTCCGAGTGCGGATCGTCAATAATGAGCACATCTGCACCCTTACCTGTCACTGTACCCCCTACGCCGATAGCAAAATAGTCGCCGCCTTTGCTGGTGTTCCACCTACCGGCAGCTTTTGAGTCTGCTTGGAGTGTTAGTTCGGGAAAAATCTCGTGGTAGACCTCGGAATCGACTAGATTTCGCACCTTTCGGCCAAAACCAACTGCCAACTCGCCTGTATTTGAGCACTGGATCACTTTTTTGCTGGGAAACTTACCCAAAAACCACGCAGGTAGCAGGTACGATGCGAATTCCGACTTGGTATGCCGTGGCGGCATGTTAATGATCAGCCGTTTACAGGTTCCGTTCGCTACCCGCTCGAACGCATCGGCCATCCGCTTGTGGTGCCTGCCTGAAATGAAGCTCGGCCACACCGCTTCCACGAACTTGATGAACCTAGTCTGGCTAAGCTCCCGGTA